TGGCGATACATAACGAAGGACGAGTATGACGCGCGGAAACCAACGGATCAGCCTACCTGTAAAAATACTCGTTTTGCTTTTTAAATTGGGACTAGTTGGCTACATTTTACGTGGTCGGTACGGGAAAGACTACTTTACTTTCGAAAGAAAGTCAGCTAAATCTTTTGAGCGATTTATCCGGAGACGGTTTAAGTCGTAAAAACGGCACCTTGGGTCGTTTTTCCTCCCAGACTAAGCCAGCGTTGCCCCCGCGATGCTGGTCTTTTTCGCGCCACGGGAAAGGGCTGCGAGATGGCCGACGAGACGACGATCGTTCTTGAGCTTACGAAACGTGAAGCAGCCGTAATTGCCGAGCTTACTTCCGTTGTGAGCTGGACGATGGGCGATTACGGCAAAGAGGTCGAGGCTATCTGCCGCGCTTTGGAAGCCGAGTTGCCTTACGAAGATTGCACCGCCAGAGCAAAGACTTGGTTTGCTGACCTTGATGTCAATCAGGTCTTTATGGTGGAAAAGAAATAAGAATTGCCCTCTTAGCTCAGCTGGTAGAGCAACTGATTTGTAATCAGTAGGTCGCGTGTTCGAATCATGCAGGGGGCACCACAGTTTGGGAGGGTGGAGAAAAGTGAAACTCACCCGTGACACGGGCGCTTTGCTGATTCCGGATGACGCAGAGTTTGCAGGTATCAAGTCCTGCCCCTCCCACCACTTAAAGGAGAACAACAATGCACGAGACGACGTTTGAATATTTGAAGCCGACCGATGCTCAGTTGGAGACGATGCAAAAGATGCGGCACGCTTTTGCCAAGCTTGCGCATGAGGTTAACGACACGATCCGTCCGGGGGCTGACAAGGATCATGTTATACGTTTGATCCGTGATGCGGCGATGTGGGCTAATGTAGCGATTACCCGTGAGGCAGACGGAACGCCACGATAGTGTTATATTTGCGGGGGTAACTCAGTGGTAGAGTCACAGTCTTCCAAACTGTTGGTCGAGGGTTCGATTCCCTTCTCCCGCTCCATACATTGTCGGAGTATAGCGCAGTGATTTGCCAGTTTTGCGGTAAAGAATGTAAAAACGCTAACTCTCATAGAAACCATGAGCGAACTTGCCCGAAAAACCCTAATCGCAATTATAAAAATGGTATGACGGGAAAAACGCCTTGGAATAAGGGTCTTGATAAGAGTGACCCTAGGGTAGCTCAACAGGCAAGATCTCTTTCAGCGACTACGAAAGGCATTGCCCCTAATTACGAATGGACGGCGGAACGTCGAAAAAAGAAATCAGAGTGGAAAAAGCAGCGACATGCAAATGACCCAAATACGCATCCAAATCGACTCTTAGCTGGCAACAGAAATAGATGGACGTATCCAGAGCGTGTAGCTGCGGAATGGTTTGATGCAAATAAAATCGTATATGAGAGAAATAAAAAGGTCGGAAAGTTCTACCCTGATTTTGTCATTGGGAATATCATTGTCGAAATTGATGGAGAAAGATGGCATGATACTGCCAAGGATGCAATTCGGGATTCGAATTTAAATGATTTGGGTTATGTGGTGCACCGCATCAAATCCAAAGAGAAAATATGGGACCGATTAAATGAATTGTTCGGGGCGTAGCGCAGGTGGTAGCGCGGAAGTTTTGGGAACTTCAGGTCGCTGGTTCGATCCCAGTCGCCCCGACCAATTTGACGATGGGGCCGCAAGTTCGAATCTTGCTACTCCGACCAGTAATCGTGGCGAGTGTGCGGGACCTCTGAGGGCTAGAGGTGATTCCCGAAACCTGCACATCGTAACTCGACCCTCACGGGCCACGAATAACAGGAGACGCTAATGAAAGTCCGCATGATAGACCCGCCATCAGGCTGGAAATACGGTTTCCCAAAAGTCTTCCCCGAGGGCGTAGACGACGCAGGTGAGTGGCTTGTAGCTAACGGCTACCCGCAGCGAGAGATTGACGCGTGCGGCGCGCACTTTTACGTTAGCGTATGGGAAGAAGAGCGAGACGACCCTGAGGAAGAGGCTATCATTGTCCTCGAACTCACCAAGCGTGAGGCCGATGCCGTTCTCGAACTTGTATGCACCGTGAGCTGGGACAACGGAGACTACGGCGCTGAGATGCAGAACATCTGCCGTGCGCTCGAAAAAGTACTTCCTCACAACGAATGCTTTGCCCGAGCAAAAACTTGGTTCGGAGATCTTGAAGTTGGGCAAGTGTTTCTGGTTGAAGATAAGTAATTGGGGCAGTAGTTCAGCGGGAGAACGTCGCCTTTGCAAGGCGGATGTCGCGAGTTCGATCCTCGCCTGCTCCACCATTTACTAAGCGCAGTTTCTAAGCTAAAATTCGCAATCACCATTCTCTTGGGTAAACACCCATGCGGTCGCTTGCAGAAATCGAGGAACAAAACACAGCTGTCGCTGAGCGTATGGCTGAGATCTTCCTTGAAATACAACGCGGATTTGTCGGTCGCGAAGACGTTGCTGCCGAATACGCCGAAGAGCTGGCCCAACTGCTTTATAGAGCAAAGGAACTGAGCGTCTCACTGAAATACTTCCGAGAAACCGCGAGGCAGCTCCTCGCGGAGGACTGCTCGGGTCCACACTAATGCGTAGGCTCGTCAGTTTTATTTTGATAAATTTGGTCTGCGCGATTTTGTGGATTATCTGGAAGATCGAGACTTGTCAGGAACAGAAGCGTAACGGAACAAAGTTCTGAAGCGCAAAAGGAATTTGAGTTATGGAAGACATCGACGATCCGAGATTTATCCGCCAGCCCGAGGACGAAAAGCCTGCGGAGCCCGGCTCGGAGATAGTCGATCTGGGCGACTTAGAACTTGTTAAGTTGAAGCCAGATGCTCTGGTCGTAGACCTCCCCGATGGCTCAATCTCGATCAATTTCGGTCCATTTGGTATTGCGCCAGATGACGAGGCCAGCGATCATGATGCAAATCTAGCTCAGCATGTTTCCCCCGGAACGCTGGGGGCTATATCTGACGATTTGATCCGCATGGTCACTGACGACATTCAGCGTCAGGATCGTAAGCTTTCCGACATTGTTAAAGGACTGGATTTACTCGGTATCACGCTTGAGGAGCCGAAGTCAGAACCCAACGATGCGGGTATCTCGGTCGTCAAGCATCCTCTGCTTCTCGAGGCTGTGCTTCGCTTTCAGGCGAATGCGCGTGGCGAGTTGCTTCCGAGCGATGGTCCGGTAAAAGTCGCCAATGAGGGCGACGGAACAGTTCAGCTTGACGCTCAGGCAAATCAGCTTGAGCAGGATTTCAATTTCTATTTGACATCTACGGCGAAAGAATACGTTCCAGACTTCGACCGAATGCTGTTCTCGCTGGGCCTTGTCGGCGAAGCATATCGTAAAATCTATTGGCATCCGCTAAAGCGTCGACCGGTCGCTGAGACTATCGACCGTAAGGACATCATCCTTTCTGACGGTGCTGTATCGCTGGAGGCTTGCTCGCGAATTACACACCGCAGCCGCATGCGTCCGAGCATTGTTAAACAGATGCAGCTGGCTGGCGCTTGGCGTGACGTGCCGTTGACAAGCGGCGTGTATTCACCGGACTTGAACATTGTTGACAGAAAGCTGGACGACATCGCTGGCGTGATGCCAAAGCTTTCAATCGGCGGGCAGGACGAACAGGATCGCGAGATCTACGAGTGCTATTGTGAGCTCGACCTTGAGGGCTTTGAGCACGAGGAGGACGGCGAGAAGACAGGACTGCCGCTTCCGTATCGCGTGACGATTGATAAGGACAGTCGCGAGATCCTCGAGATTCGCCGTTGGTGGCAAGAGGGCGACAAAAGTTACGTCCGACAGGAAGTGTTCGTGGAGTACGTGTTCGTCCCGGCCTATCCGGGAACGAACCTTGGTTTCCTTCAGATCCTTGGCAACGCGAGCCGTGCGCTGACTGCTGCGTGGAGAATCGCGATTGATGCCGGAATGCTCGGAAACTTTCCGGGCGGAATCATGGCGAGGTCCACAGGTAAACAGCAGACGAGCAACATACGCGTAGGACCTGGACAGGTTGCGCCAATCGACGTTGACGGCGTCCCGCTCAACCAAGCGTTCATGCCACTCCCTTACAAAGGCGTTGACGCAGGCTTCGTCGCCATTATCCAGAACGTTGAACAGACAGCGCAGCGACTGGGCGGTACGGCTGAGACAGCGGTGGGCGAAGGTCGCAATGATGCGCCAGTAGGCACAACCATTGCGATGATTGAGCAGAGCACGAAGGTGATTAGTGCTGTTCATAAGCGCTTACACACTGCGCAGTCAAAAGAGTTTGAACTGCTGAAGGAGCTATTCATACGCGACCCGGAATCGCTCTGGCGTTCCAACAAGAATCCGAAGTTCCAGCAGGACGCGTATGAGTTGCAGCAGGCACTTGAGAACCGCAACCTCGTACCGCGTGCCGACCCGAATACATCCTCTCAGACTCTTCGCATTCAGAAGGGTATAGCGCTGTATACGCTTGCTTCCCAGAATCCATCAGCGTTTGATCAGAAGGAAGTTTACAAGCGCTTGTTGAATATGCTGGATATTGACGACGCCGATGCGTTGTTCTCGAAGGCACCACCTGGACCGCCGCCTGTCGATGAGACAAAGATGATGCAGGCCAAAGCCGCCTTGATGAAATCACAAGCGGCTATGATAGACTCATCGGTAAAAGCACAATCTTCGCAGGGCGACATGTCGCTCAAGATGGCCCAGCTTCAGACGCAGAATATCGCAGAGCTGAATAAGAAGGAAGCGCTGAAGATTGACGCGCGTAACCATGCTGCGGATC